TCGGGAAAAATGTCCTTGCCGATGTTCGTGAACGTGAGCAGCATATTCTCGCCCGACAAAATCGCGTCGTCCTCGAACCGCGTTACGTTTTGCAAACTGGATGCGAGCGCGTTTGCCATGTCCGCAGACACGCCCGCCGCGCCACCCGTCGATTTAAGGACCGCCGCCAGCTGTGCCTGATTCTTTTCCGCGTCCATCGCCGACGTGATAGAGTCTTTCAAGCCGCCGACCAGCGCGCCGATGCCCTCATTGATGAACCCGCCGAGCGCGACGCCGACCCCCGTTTTGAGAATGTCGCCGATGCCGCCCAGCGCGCCGCGCAGCCCGCCCAGCGCGCCCTCCGCATTCTTTGTGTCCGCCGTAATGCGGATATTTAGAGTCTCGTCAGCCATGTTTCGCCTGTTTCGCTATCTGCGTCTTCCAGAACCGCCAGCGCCGCATCCAGCGCTGTTTTTCAAACCACGTCGCGCCGCCCGCAATCTCCCACGGCGGCACGCCCCAATCGCTACTCGCCGCCAGCACATCCGCCCACGCGGGCGCATCGCTCCCATTCGTGGCGAGCGCAATGATCAACCGGCGGCGTTCGCTTTTGGGAGTGAAAACTCGGCCAGTGCTTTTGAAAACGACACACTCGCTGCGCGCAGTGAATCGCCTTTCAGTTTATTCACCGCGCGTTTGGCGTCTGCTTCCGGCAGATAGTTGTCATTTTCGTCTGTCAAAAACAACGCCAGCAAATCGCGCCAGTCGCGCGGGTGAAAAATGCCATCCTGCAAATCCTCGATGGCCGCCTGCATACCGAGCGTCATATCATCTTGAATCCGTGAGACGGTCAAATGAAAATGCAATTCCGGCGCCGGTGCGGGTGCGACCGTTTCTGCAAATACCGCGTCCTGCTCGATGCGTAAAACTTCGCCTTGCTCTGCCATCGCAAGCCTTTCTGCTATGGAATGCTCGACACTTCGTTGACCACAATGATTTCCGCAAACGCACTGTCCGTGTCACTGCGGCCCGCTGTCAGCGTCGCCTTGTAAATCGAATCGCCGTTCTGGTCCTCGTCGAGCACATCAAATTTCTCATAGCGCCCCGCGAGATTGATCGCCAACGTCTTGTACGTGTAGGTCGAGCCCGGCATTTGCACCGCGCTGCCCTGGCACACCAACGACACCAACCGCGTCGACCCCGCGCGCCATGCCGCTTTTTCCGCCACGGACGTGCTGTCATGTTCAAAGGTGATTTCCAGCGAGACCTCCGGGCGCAGCCCGAATTTCGCGAATGTGAAATACAAATTTCCGTCGCCGGTGAAAACGGGCACAATCCCCGTTTTCCATTTCAACGTCGCCGCGAGCAGCGTGCTCGTTTTCTGTGTCGAGCCCATCGCCCCGCCGCTGGCGTCAATGTATAATTTCGTGTTGCCAAACAACGCTTCCTCGAGCGTCGTCGGCACCGCCAGCGCCCCCGTGAACGAATTGGTTGACGCTTGCCGCCCTTCCCAATTCGCGCTGATCATCCACGCCTCGCCCGCTTTGCCTTCGAGCGTGAAATCCGCCACGTACGCATATTCCATGCGTTCCGCTTGCTGGTTGTCCCCCGCCTCGAGCGTCCAGGTCTGGAACGTGTTCAGCGAGGACGCCAAATAATGCGCGACGTAATCATAGACCTTGTCGCTGCCCGAACCGTCTGATGCGCCGCTCACCACATTCTTGATGCTCGTCAGCGGAATCAGACCTTGCTCGAACGTGAACGGGGTCGCGGGCATCGCGTATTTCGCGAACTTTTGCGGCACGTACGTCCGCAGCCGCGGCGCGATATAACCAATGTCCTCTTTGACAAACTGCGTGACGAGCGCGTCCTCGATGGCCGTCGCCTCGCCCGCCCAGATTTTCGAAGCCGCGACCGCCGTCCCTGCCGTCGTTTCTTTCCCGTACTGTAATTTTCGTCCTGCACCAATACCCGGCATGATTTGCCTCCTTTACGTGACGGGCGAAATTGTTTTAACGCCGTTCACCGTGAATTGAATGACCCAATGCTTGATGCCCTGAAAATCGACTTGAATCGGTTTGGCATCACTGATCGACTCGAACGTCACAATCGTTCCATTCCAATAATTATCGCCGTGCAATTTTTTCAAGAGCAAGTTCGGCACGTTTTCATAAAACGGATACAACGCCGCGAGATCGCGCGCAGTGTCCTTGTAGGGGAGATACACCTCGACGATGATGGCGTGCATCCCCGTTTTGTTTCCGCCCGCGGGCCGCTGCTGCCAATTGCCCCCGCCCGGATAACACAGCGTAAACGTTCCCGCCGGCGCCGCATCCGTGGGAATCGCGGGCGCATTGCGCACGCCCGTCAACGTCTGCATGTAGGTTTGCACCTGTGCGCAAATTTGTTCAAGCGTCGCCATCGTGCTCCGTATCCGTTTCGGCTTCCGTGTCTACAGACAATGCGACCGCCGCCCCGCGCGCAATCAACGCGTTGGCAACGACCGGCGACACGTCCAACGTTTGCCCCGCGTCAAAGTCCAGCCCCGCCTCCGGTTCTCGAATCTCTTTTACAATTTCAATTTTCATTTTCCCGCCTCCCACGCCGATGCAATGTCGGACGCCATGCGGTTCACGTACCCGCGAATGTCGTTCAACGAATCTTTCAACGCCGTGCGCAAATAGCGGCGCGGTTTCAGTCCGCCTCTCCGCGCAATAATGCCCGCGACCACATACCCGCTCGCAAACCCATGCCGCGAGGCCCACACCTCGAGCGCATCGCCCGGCGGCGCGTGCCGTCCGCCTTTCGCGTTCGGCCCCTCCGCAAATGTGCCCGTCCCATATTCCATGTACGGCGCATAAAACACATTCGTCCCGACCTCGCCCCACTGCGGCACTTCGGACGGGTCGACGCGCGTCGTAATGCTCGAGCGCAGGCGGCCCGTGTCCACCGGCGCATTTTGCCGCGCACGGTTTTGCACCGCAATCGTCGCGCGGTCAAAAAACTGCCGCATCGGTTTCGCGAGCAGCGCCGGCGACGCTTTTTGCATCACGCGGTCGAGTCCGATAATTTGCACAGAAATGTCAGGCATACCCAATCATCCGAACGCAGGTTTGATATACCCGCTCAACAACAGTTTTACGTCCGGGTCCATCTTGGGAATCACGAGCAGCTGCCCCATCTCCGCACTGCCCATCACCCCAAACAATGCGTCTTTGCGTTTGTACAACCGCGCCGCCTGGATGAGACACGCGCGGTTGACCGGTTCCGGGACCGTCGCGCTGTAGCCGAACGAGCCGATAATTTTCACACCCTTGGCAATGTTGACGGGGAACAAATATGCGCCGTTCACGGTCGCCTCGACGCGCGTGTACGGCGTCGCGTTGTACGGATACAAATCAAAATCCGTGGCGCTCCATGTTTTTTCATACACCCGGTCGCCGTCCGCATCCGTCGCCAGCGTCGTGATGCTCAGGCAGTCGTCGATAATGACATCTGACACGCGCCGCGCAGTATAAAACCGCGTTTCCGTCGTCGCATAGAATCGACGGTTGGTGTATTGGTCGATTTGCCGCGACACCGCCGCCAGAATCGCGTCCAGCATCGTGTCGTCGCTTGAGTCTGTGATGCCGAGCGATGTTTTCAAATCTTCGACGGTCGCGTACAGCGATGCCGCCGGCGAAAGAGGGGTTCCGCTCATTGCTGCCTCACCACGATTTTCATTGTGCGATCATCCTCACGCCCGGCGCTGGTCACAATGTGACACGTCACGTCATACACCGTATCGGTCGTGCCGCCGCTGAGCCACACCGTCACACTCGTGTTCGAGTCGGTCACGCTGTCGCTCACCTTGGTCAAACCGGTTTCTGCCGTGACAGTGTAGGACGCAATCGTTTCGCCGCTCGCGAGCCAATCGCTGCTGCCGCTGCCATTCGTTTGCGCGGCCCAATCAAATTTATAGTCCAGGACCGCATTCGGGTCTTTTTGAAATTGAATCATGCGTCAATCCCCACTGCGCGCGTCACCGGTTCATTCGCCATCACGCGCGTGTCGCGTTCAATGCCCATCACACGCAGCTCGGCCGTTGTGCTCAAAACAAAATCCCGCTGCGCGACCTGCTCGACGCGCGGTCCCGCCACCGGGCGCACGGTGCGCGTCAATGGCGGCGGCATTTGCGTCCAGCGGTGTTGTCTCGAATCGAGCAGCGTTAACAAGCCCATGCGCCACCTATTGCAGCAGCTGCGGCAAACTCGCATTGATGGCGTCAATCTGCGCTTGCAATGCTGCGGCCTGCGCTTGCAGCGTGTTGACCGCCGCCTGTGTTTCCTGCGCGTCCGCGACGTTCTCCGTTTGGCGTCCTGCCTGCCGCGCTTGCAATGCCGCATTTGCGTCGTTGATTTGGCGATACATTTCGTCGCGCTGCACTTCCAATTTCAAGCGCGCACCGTAGCCCGAAAGCAATTTCAAAATCGCCGCAAAATCTGTCGCGTCGGTGTAGGCGGCATTGACCGCCGCAATAATTTCATCGTTTGTGATTGCCATAGCTCAATCTCCTAATTCAGCGCCGTCAGCGTGCCCGCCCCGTCGCTGATATACAATTTTTTGGTGTCCGTCGCGTAAACCAATTCGCCCTCATAGGTGTCATACGCCGTGAGCGCGGTGCGCTCCGCATCCGTCATGCGCCGCACCAAAATGCGATGGATGGTGCGGTTAATCAGTTGCGCGTTTGACGTTGGATTATCCATTGACGCCGCGCCGCCGTCCACAATTTGCGGGGCGGGATATGCGCCCATGTGCGTATTGTGCTGTTGCGTAATCGGCAAATTGTTCAACCCGACGCTTGTCGAGTTGCCGGTGAAAACGTCATACCAATCTGTTTTTCCCGATGGTTTGATTTGTAATCGCCCGTCGCTTGCCTCTTGAAACGTGAAACCGATGACGGCATTGTTCCAAGTCGAATTGTAGTAAATCTGAAAATACGTGCCGGTCCAGCGAATCCCGCCCGTGGTCGTGTTGGCGTTCCCGCCGAGCGTCACGTTTGAAATCGTTTTGTCGGTAATATACGTATCGCCGTAACCGTTGCGCGCGCTGTCTTGATACGCGCCCATGTCCGGCGCGCTCCAAAGATAAATCCGCGCGGGCAACTTGTACCACGCCGTTCCATTCGCAAACCAAATTTGATAACCGCCGTACGTGTCGGGTTCGTCGGTCGCAATCGCAAAACGCACCGTCGCCGCGCTCGTGGCGAGAATGTTCGCGCGCGTGTCCTGCAACACCGCCGCGGGAATTTCGCTGTGCGTGTGCATCAGCATCCCGCCAAACAAATTGTCAAACGTTGGCGCGCTCATTTAGACGGCCACTCCGGTGTTGAGACAGGGTGAGGTCGGACGTAAGCGAAAATTTCCTGCCGCCGCGTCCACAAAAAGCGGGTCGGAAGTAATGTTGTTTGAGCCTGACGGCGGACTCGTAAACCCATTGGCGCAAGAATACGAATAGGTATAGGTTGGCGAACTGCCCGAACCGAACGCGACGCTGCTCACACTTTGCATGACGCTGTTTTTGAGCGTGATGACGTTTGGCGAGCCGTGGTTAAACAATGCAATGGGGTAGGAGGATGAGGACGCGTAATAGGTCAGGTTGTTGATGGTGACCGCGACCGCGGCGGATCCTGCCCCATACAGACAAAAAATTGCGTTACTGCTGTACGATGCGGCTCTTGAAATGTTATAAATGAGACAATTTGTCAAAGTAAAGGGTGTCGTCGCATTCAACCCGCCCAACACTCCGCAATTCACGCCGCCAAATGTAATGGACGAAAAAACCACGTTGGTCAAGGCAATCAGCGTCGCGTTTTGATACGAATAGCCGCCGATGCCAAACGCGTCGCCTGCCAAAGTCAAGTTTCGAAACCATACATTGCTAATCGTTATAGTCCCGCCTGAACAAGCCCAGCGCGCGGCGCTTGATACAGATGCGCCGCCGCCGTCAAAAATTGTGGTTGGCAGTCCGTTTGACAATGCTGCACCGGTGATGGTGCGCGTGCTTGAAAATGTTTGCGCAGACCAGGTGTATGTGCCCGCTGCGCATATAATCGTGTCGCCAGAGGTGCTTGCGGTAAATGCCTTGCTGATCGTTGCCCACGGATTACCGCTCGACCCGTTGCCGGTCGTGTCATTGCCCGTTGTCGCAATATAATAGGTAGCCATTAAAATGCCTCGTCATATCTGCCAAACGTGAGCGACGCCCGCGCCGCCCACGCGCTCGCGTATGTGAGATAGCCCGCGTTATTGGTCACACTCGCCCAGCCGATTGACACGCCGCTTGTCGTGTCAATCTTTTGCACGAGCCACACGCCCGACGCGTCCGATTTTCCGACATACGTCACCGTCGCGCTCGCGGTGTCCACATTGTTGATCCCGAACGCCGTTTGCGCCGTCGCCGCCTGAATCGCCGCCAGCGCCGTATTCGCGGTGGATTGCAACGCGCTCGTTGCCGCGCCTGTAGGCAGCGGCAAACTCGACGCACTCACCGGCAGCGGATTCGACGCCGTGCCCACCTGTGCGGCATTCTCATCCACGAGCGCGGCAGCTTGAATCAGATTTCCGCTGCCGTCGTCAAAGACTTTGATTTCGTCGCCGCTGAGGTCAACCGCGCGTTTTACATTGCTTTCGCTTAATGGCATGATGCGTTCACGTCCCGGGCGAGCGTGCATCTCCGGTCACACTCGCCCGAAACGTGTTGTCTCCAATTATCCTCATCCCGCACAGGCTAAACCGACCCACAATAGCCCTGCCGTAAACACGCGCGTCTCGGCCGCGCGTGCCAACACCCAACCCGCCGCGACCAGGATCAGCGCCGTTGTCCCCGTCGGCAACGTGCGCAAGGCCGCCGCCACAATCAACCCGCTCAAGAGCAGCGTCATAAACATCTCGCTGGTATACACCGGGCGATTCCGCATCAAACCGCGCACATCGTCCCAATTGACCCGCCACATGACGCGCTCGCAATAGAGCGGATGTTTGCCCTGCACCCATCGCACCGCGCCCAATGTCCCCAGCGCCAATGCTCCCAGCAAGAGCGCCTCGCCCCACGCATTCGTTTTCAACCCGAACGTCAACGCGGTTAACGGCGTTGTTTCGCGCGCCATGCCGCCCAAGACCATCCCCACCGCGGCCCAACCAAAATTTCCCGACAGCGCCGCCGCAAACGCAAACAGTTCCACCGTCCAGTCCCAATAGTCAAAATGAAACGTCGCCGGCAGCAGCGCCGCAATGACCAGCGCGCCGCGCAGTCCGACCGCGCGTTCGCACATCCACAATGCGCCCGCGAGCGAAAGCACCTTGAACGCCTCATACAACCACGGCAAACGCCGCGCACGCAGCGCCGGAATCATTCTCTCTGCCGCCGCAATCAGCCACGGCACCAGCACGCGATACACCATTGGCGCATCCGCCGTCCGCGCATTCACACTGTCAATGGCGCCATAGCCGTTATACGTTGATTGATAACTAAACAGCCCCAGGCGAAACTGCGCCCGGTTCAACGCCAACGCGACCATGAGCCACAACGCCAGAGACATCACAGCTCGACCCTCGAAATCATCGACGGCAATTGGATGGTGCGCTCTACGGTCAAATTGTCTTGCAGGGCAGGATGGTCGGCGCGATACGCGTAAAAGGTTTCCGCATCCACAAACCCCGTGAACAAATGCGGCGCAATCAACGACGTGTCCACAAACTGCGGAATCCCCGCGCGTTCGCAAATCCGTCCAAAATACATGTCCTCACTTGGCATGCTCGCATCGCCATCCGTGTAGGTATAACGCCAATAGGGGAATGGTGTCCCCTGTTGTTCCAATGCCTCAAACACCCACCGGCGCACCAATAACGCCGCGTGCCCGATGCAATCGCACGGCATCAGACTGCCGTCCCATTCGGCCAACGGGTGCAGCCCGCCATCCGCCGCGCGCACAAACGCACACGCGTTGTACGGCGCGCCGCGCATAAACGCCAACGCCCCGACGACGCCCGCGTGTTCGTGGCTCAATAATTTTTCAAACGTCTCGACCGGATGCAGGTGATCGCAGTCCAACATAATCAACGCATCCTGCGGGTCC